AAGTTCATAGAGGACAAAGACCAGAAGAACGCCTTGGCGCATGAAATTGCTACCATGTCACAGAAATACGCGCAAGAAAGTGCGTTGGCGCAGGTAGAAGTCAACAAAGTAGAGGCTGCTCACAAGTCTTTGTTCGTGTCTGGATGGCGACCCGCAGTTGGCTGGGTTTGCGTCCTAGGTATGTTTGGGAACTTTATTACTATCCCATTTAGCAACTTTGTTTTAGCATTGTTAGGTATAAACATAGTTATACCTCTTGTCCCTCTTGAAACCATGATGCCTGTGTTGATGGGTATGCTAGGATTAGGAGCAATGAGGTCATACGAGAAAAAAAACGCGGTGCATAGAGACAGTTAAAAAGGGTTTCGCAAGCCCTACCAAATTGATTATGGCTGGGCCTACGACTCCCTCTCCTTCCCTCTCGGTCGTATCGAGGTTCAATTCCTCGAATAATCACCCCACGCTTTTTGCAGCCATTCATTAGCGCCAATAGCCATAGACGCATCTGCTGGGCTTTTCCTTTTCTTCTGTCGGCATTCAGAGCAGATCTTGAAATCCTTCCTTACTTCTTTGCCGCAATAGCCACAAGACTGCTTAAAAAGGAATGTCATCATCAAACTTATCTGTAGGTGGCTGGTGATGAGCTGGGGCCGAATCCTGCTTGGGAGCTTGCTTAAACTCGTCTGAGTCGCTCCAGAAGACCTTAGCATCCCCTAGCCAGTTTTTATCCGCGCCAGAGTCCCGTTCTTCTTGGGACAACGACTCCATGATGCCGCCGTTCTTGCCGTAGTCATCCTTGTCGCTATTAACGAAGACCGTAAGATCGGCATAAGTGCCTTTCTTCCCTTTGTAAAACCGCTCTTTTCTGAGCTTTGTAACATCGATTGATAGATTAATTCCAACTGTACTCATTTTACTCTCCTTTCTTTTCTAAATAATGGATCACGCCTTCTGGGGCTTCAACATCTCCAGCGGCTCTAATAGCTTTGAAGGCATGTTTTTCTGCTGCCGTAAACCGAGCACCAATAAGTTTTTTCTGCAACGGTGTGGTGTCATCCCACACTTCGTCGAGACCCGCCTTATCATCCTCTTTCATCATCTCTCTGAGGTCTGCTGTGAGGCTGTCTAAGGCATCATGTGCAACTTTAGTAGCAACCCTTACTTGGTCCTTAAACGCTTGCTTCTGGCCTTTAGGAGCGCCATTAAAGGCTTCTGCTTGCTCTGTATCAGACAGCCGGTCCAGATGATCGAGAAGATCTAAAGAACTGCCGCTTTTAAGAACAAGATGAAGCTCCGAGTACAAGTCAACTTCAGGCATTGATTCCCCTGCGTAGATATAATGCCCTAGACCAAACATCGCCAACGCCTTGACTAAACAACGCATCTTGTTGTTCGCAATGTCGGTTGAGGACGGGTTCTTGATGGCGCGGTTGTTGTTATCCATTACTGCAAGCCACATCGTTCTGCTAATGCCTTCAACCGTCACCGTACAGTGTACAGTTACGGACTCGTCGTTATGGATCTCGTTCGGCAGGAATTCATAGGTTGATTCTGGGTATTCCTCCATCAAGGTCGCCCATGCCCATGTCCAACTTAGGTATGTAAATTTACCTTTCTTGGATGTGTGCTTGTTGACATCGATTGAGGCAAGGTTTCTAAACACGTTATGAGCTTTGCTGTCGTTCATGACATCCTCCAAGTTCTCATGTGGCGCTTTCCTTCCACTTGATAATACTTAGACTCAACAGTCCAACCCTTGTTCTTCATGTACCGCCAAACGACTACGTTTTGACTTTGGCAGTACACAGAATCACCAACCTCCATATCATCAAGAACTGAATAGTCAATTTTGCTTGTCGGTACTGGCTTCGGGTATGGAACACCTTTTTCTATACGCATTGTTTTCTCCGTTTTGTTAATGCCCGTTAAATATATATTTTACAAAAAGCATTGTCAAGACTTTACGAGACAAGTTTTTTGTGCTTATAATTCGCAGGAACAAATGGAGGGACTTATGAACAAAATGCAATTGACATTCTTTTGCGAAGAATCAGGGAAGTCGTTTAGCGATGTCGCTAGATTGATGGGATGCTCTAGGCAGAAAGTCTGGTACTGGGCGAACTGTCGAGAGACTTGGGTGCATTGTTCTGATGATTTTGAGATTGATCGTATTGAGTCGGTCAATACCAAGACCATTTGGGAGCGGTGAAAAAAAGCCCCCAATTAAGGGGGCTAAGAGCTTCTTCGGAACAGGAAGCAAAGGCAACGAAGGAACAAAACGGAGCAGTTATGTCAGATGGTTTACCTTGGTTCAGAGTATACACTAATATCGTCGATAACCACAAGATGCGGCTACTTGCATTCGAGGATCGATGGCATTTCATAGCAATTATGGCTTGCAAGCAATCAGGCATCTTTGAGAACGCAGATGCAGAATTTGTCAACAGATCGTTGGCAGTCAAGTTAGGCTTACAACTACCCGCTCTTGACGAGTTAAAGAAGCGTCTTAAAGACGTTAATTTAGTTGATAAGAATTGGGATGTCATAAAGTGGGAAGAACGACAATACAAGTCGGATTCCAGCAAAGAACGTCAGAGAAAATACAGGGAAAAACAAAAGGTTAGCAAAAGCGTGACGGAACCAAAACGTCACCAAAACGCTAAGGTGACGACCCAAGATACAGATACAGATACAGAAGCAGATACAGAGAAAGATAAAATAAAAAGCGTGGTGAAGCGCATGAATGCGCTGGGTGTAGATACGCCGTTATTTAGGGAATACATAAAAACGCGTGGCAGGCTGAAAGCTACGAACACTGCTAGAGCGTTAGCTACTCTTGCCAACAAAGCAGAGAAGTTAGCGCAACAAGGCGAGAACATTAAAGAATTAGTCGAGGAGGCACATAGCAATGGATGGAAATCAATATATGAGCAGAAGGACCGTCAGCAACGCCGTCACAGCGCAACTAAGATCGCCACAAATACGGACTGGTGAGCAGCTAGAGAAGTCGCACATCAATCAGTTATTTGGTGTGATGCGGTTGAACTACCCATCGTTTCTGAATGACACCTCGGATGCGGACATAGCATCGACCAAGAAGATGTGGTTTTCATACCTTAGGGATTACGATCAGTCAGTGATGAATAAAGCCACTTCAGAGGTGGTTTACAAGTTCAAGCAGTTTGCACCCACCTTGGGCGAGTTCAAGGAGTTGTTGGACGAGATCAAAACAGAGCCAGCCCATAGACCAACTAGGGATACTAGGATGTGTGATGTGTGTAGATCATACGCTTTTACTCGTCATCACCATGAGGTGTGCGTCACTGGGGAAAGGTCGCTTTACGAAGTGACAGAGGAGCAGATTGAGGAAACTAAAGCAATGTTTGCACAACTACGATGAGAAAAGCCTCACAGAAGGCGGTAGACCGCCAAAAACAACGTCTAGCGGAAATTAAAACACTAGGTAATGGTAACAGTGGGGGTCTGCTGTCTGCGTCTGAGATACACATGGTTTTGCATGACGATGGAGACAAGAACAGCTTGCTGACAACGCTTCAACAGATCGAGCTACAGTATCCCATAGACGTAGTTATCAAGAAGGCATCGAGATCAAGGTCGTTGTCCCAAAACAGGACTCAATGGCAATGGTTCAGGGATGCAGAGTCACAGGGTGATCAAAAGGCGTGGGAGTATCGGGCCTATTGCAAGTTACACTTTGGCGTTCCGATTCTAAGGCGAGACAGCCCAGAGTATCGAGCAAAGTACGACAGGATAATTAGACCAATGCCTTACGAGCAGAAGCTAGAATTGATGGTAGAGCCGTTTGATTTCCCTGTAACCTCCGCAATGAACATCGCTCAACATGGCGCATTCTTAGACGAGGTTAAGCAGCACTTTGAAGGCTTGGGGTTTGAATTAACTAACCCACAGACTTGGGATATACCAAAGAAATAAATAATAAAAGAGAGAAGGAAATGATGAAGGAATACCAACAAACGATCCAATGGGTCTCAATTGATAATGATTTAACAGTTTTTGATGACAATTTAGGGAGCTATGCCGCTTTTGGGTTTGATTTGCCAGATTTTGCAGGTCAGCCATTTGCATTTGACGAAGTAGACGGATGGTGGCATCAAATTTATTATGATGAGTTGATTCATGGAGGGTGTTACGTTTTTGTTGAGTTCCCCTTGGAGCATACGATAATAAGTCATTTAGTAATTTTACCTACGATTCCACCAGATGAAGTCAGGACTTGTTTAAACGATGAAGAAGCTGATTTAGCTTGCAAGGAGTTTTGGGGCGAGACATAAAAAATGCCGAAGAAATGTAAGGTTTGTTCTACTGCGTTCAGCCCAGAGTTCACCAGCTTTCAGAAAACGTGCAACAGCATGGATTGCATCATACTGTTTGGCAAACAAGAAGCTGCAAGGCTCACTAAAAGGGCTGTCAGGCAGGAGAAGAAAAAAGCTAGGGAGAAGGATCGGAGCTATTGGATTAAGCGAGTTCAAACCGAGTTTAACAAGTATATACGAAGCAGAGACCACAGAGATCCTTGCATAAGCTGCAAGAGACATCACACAGGCCAATACCATGCCGGTCATTACATGAGTGTTGGAGGCCACTCTGCCGCCTTACGGTTTGATGAGCAAAATGCCCATAAGCAATGTAGCGTTTGCAATAATCATAAAAGTGGTAATTTAGCTGAATATCGTCCAAACTTAATTGACAAGATAGGCTTGGATTCGGTGGAGAGGCTTGAGGGGCCGCATGATCCAAAGAAATACTCAATCGATGAGCTGAAGGATTTGCTGTCGATATATCAGGCGAAAAACAAAGAATGGGCGAAGTCTCAATCTTAGATCGTAACGCTGAAGAAGTACGCACAGTTTTGCGTAAACTTTTGGATGCTTGCGAATCTGGCGAGATTACTGGAGCAGTTATAGTTACGGAGTATCAGGACGGGTTTGACCTTGATATGCCGGGAACTTTCTCCACAGATCCTGATTCAATTGCGAGCATCATCGGTCGCTTGCAAATGGCTTCTAATGTTTTTTCCCACATGACATGGGCAGATGAGCATGGCGATTAGAAGTGTAGAGCAACACCTTGAGTTTTGTAATACCGAATATCAAAAGAAGATTATAGACTTGCACATGAAGGGTTTAAACTTTGCCGAGATGGGTAGAGAATTAAGCCGAGACCCAAAAACCATTTCTGAAATTGTTCATAAGGTTCATGCAAGGGCGGCATTGGGCGGCGTAGCGCCAGATCAGAATCTTAATCGCCAAGTGGCTCCAGGCTTCACCACCAAAAGAGTCAGCACAGCCTACAATATGGACGGCGATATCGTCCTGCAATGGCACATACAAGAGCCAGAGCGCCAAAAGATCGAGGAGCTAATTGCTCAGTTTGTGGAGGGGTTTAAAGATGAACTCACAGGAATACACACTCCCTCTGACGCGCCCACAGGCACTGATGACGATCTTATGGTTAGCTACATTATTGGCGACCATCACCTTGGTATGCTTGCTCATCACAGCGAAACGATGGGTGATGACTACGATGTCAAGATTAGCCAAACCCTTCTGGAAAGCGCGATAGAAAGGCTGGTTAGTTCAGCGCCAGCAGGAGAGGTTGGGGTTCTGGTAAACCTTGGCGACTTCATGCACATCAACGACAGCACTAGCTCAACGCCTAACTCAAAGAATCTACTAGATTCCGACGGTCGGTACTCCAAGACAATTAGAGCTGCCAGCAACGTCATAAAGCGTACCGTTTTGCGTATGCTTGAGAAGCACAACCAAGTATGGCTTGTGAACGTCAGAGGTAATCACGATCCAGACGCAGCCTTATGGCTCAACGAGGTAATGCGGCTGTACTTTGAGGAAGATCCGCGTGTTAACGTATTCGATAACGCGAGCAAGTTTATCTGGTGGCAATGGGGCAAGAATTTGGTAGTGACCCATCACGGTGATCGGATTAAAATGTCCAACCTACATGGCTCAATCGTGAGCAATCTCAGGCAAGAATGGGGATCAAGCGATCACACTTTCGTATGGACCGGACACATACACCACAAGAACCAAGAGGAATATGGCGGCGCGTTGTTCGAGTCCTGGAACATCCTCGCACCCGCAGACGCTTGGCACGCTGGCTCTGGCTATGCCAGTTCTCGAAGTATGACTTGCGTAATTCTCCACAAATCGTTTGGAGAGCAGGGAAGATTGAAAGCAAATATACAGGAGCTAATATGAGCGCATTTGATCGACAGGTTGGGGGCAATCACTACAAGACGATGATGATTCAACCCCTAGAGTACGCTTTAGCAAACGATTTAGGCATTTGCGAGCACGCAGTAGTCAAATACATCTCAAGATGGCGTGATAAGGGTGGAGTGTCTGATCTTAGAAAAGCAGCGCACTACATCGAGATATTAATCCAAAAAGAAACGGCTCCAGAGGTTCCACCAAAGAAGCCGTCTTGGTGATCAAAGCAAGATAGCCCCAATAACGTAGCCGAATAGAAAGGCGGCAATCATTGCCCCGCCGGTATATTTTGGCACTGTCAGTTTATCAAGTTGTTTCTTGATCATCGTTTCCCCTCCGCTTCTTGTAAGCGATCCAGCATTTTCAGAACATCAATCAAAACGGTTTGCTCGTATTCATCAATATCTTTCTGAAAGTAGGTCGCTTTGACCTTAACTAACGTCATCCAAGCCGTTAAAAGCTCGGTTCTAGTTGGTTTCATGCTCATTTGTTTCTCCTAGTTATCATTGTGTTTCATGTGAAACATTTTTACCCTCTATCAAGAAGAATTCGGTCTGGTCTTCTTGTAGGCATTCTTCCCAATCTCTATCAGATTCATCAATTGCCAAACGGAAATTATCAATATATTCCCATTCGATGCTGCAATAACTGCAACCAACGTGCTCAATTTCGATGGTTTCATCGTCATCAGACGTAAAAAGGCAAATGCCACAATCGCCATCCGTCACCAACATGCGAGGCCAGCCGCCGAAGTTTTTCGGGCCATCATCTGAGCTGTAATGCCAACGGACATCAAAAGTAAAGGTTTGAGACCAGTTTATTAGCTCGTTTTCATCTGCAAACCCGAAATCCTTCAATAACTTTTTTGTTGCTTGCTCCATAACACGCTTCCTTAGTTGATTGTTCCTATTTAATTACCCTATTTAAAAGGGGATTTTTACGGTATCCCCTAGACCAAACCTTGCCACTAGACCGTAGACCAAAACTGCGGCCCTAACTCGTCAAGCTGGGTCGCATCCTTCGCCTCCGAGATCTGCTCTCGGGTTCGGAAGAATCCATCATGCTCAGGGTAGGCTTTCATGAATCTTCGGGCGTAGAATGCCCGATAATTGTTGTTTAGCTTAAATTGAACAGCCCCATCGCCTCCAACGTCCTTTTCCCACCGTATACGCTCAAAAATGGCGTTAGCAGAGTAGTTCTTAAAGCCTAAGTTGATCCGGTCAAATGTAAAACCACAGAATAAGCGCCAAACATCTGGGTTATCTTCGTGGAATCTTTGGACTTGCTCCCTCATTTCATCGAGTCTTGACTCGCTCATCGCTCCCTCCTTCGTTTTAATGTAGCCCGTAGACCAAACGCTAACCCACAGACCAAAGGTTTACCGTATCCCCTAGACCAAATTCTGCATCCCCTAGACCAAAATCGGCCAAAAAATGCACAAAATCGTCCAGATCGAGCACCCCGAAATCGTAATCCCTTGATTTTAAAGGGTTTTTTCGGTATCGGGTAAAAGCGCCTCGGAATCGACCACGGCCCGATGAGCCGTCCACCATGCGACCCCGAAAACCTTAGCGAGATGTGACACGGTATAGCCTCGCGCCCGTCTCTCTGCCACCGCTTGCAAGAATTCCGCCCGCGTGCGAAAACCGGCCCGAAATAACGGACGGCCTCGCTTCATTGGTCGCGTGCTTTGTGGGTGTCGCGGTCCTTCTAATTTATCGACTCGCATTTGATGCCCTTGTTTTGATAATCTGGAATGACGCCCGCGCAAAAATCGGCCTTGTATGTCGCTTCGGCCCGTTTCGCTTCTTGGTAATCCCCATCGCCCGCCCAATAGACGCACGCAAGCACAAAGGCGGCAAAGGCCGCTAGTTTAAAATATCGCATTTTTATTGCTCCGTTTAAGTTGTCCCCAAATTCTAGCGCATAAAGCCCCCTCACTGTCAAACAAAAACGCGACAAGGAATAGAACTTTTTGGAATATAAAAGGCTCCAGGCAAAGCGAAACGGTATAAAAATAACCTTGTGATGTGTTGCAAAAAATTTTTACATCCATTAAAGTGTACTCATCAAATCAACGAAACGGAGCAACAACAATGAGCGGAATCAGAATTATTCTCAGCTATCGCAAGAACAAAAGTAAAACCAAGGAACCAGATTGGAGTAAATGGTCTTATACCTCGCACGCGCCAATCGACAACCCGCGTGGCGTTGCTCAAATCGTTGAGAAGTTCAACGCCGAACGTAACGCATTTCCGAAAATTGAATATCGTCTGGATATTGGCGAGATTGGCAACGCTGGCATTAAAGTGTTAGACCAAAACGATGTTGCGAGGATGTACGCTTAACCCTACTGATGAGGCCCACTGGTACGGGCCGAAACGCCGAAAGGCGTCTAGGAAACCAACAACAACGGAGCAAAGCAAATGGCAACATTACAAGAATTAGCGGCAAACCTTGAGCACTTCGCAGCGGTGCTACACGATCAAGCCAGACGGTCTAACATCACCATTGATCCGGAAATATTCGCGGAATTAGACAAGGCTTGTAATCTTCTCGACACTGTGACCTTCGACATCTCGGAGCAAGAAGACACCGCCCGCGCAATTGCTGAAACAGAGCTGGACCTTAGCGACTGGCTTAACGGTGACGCTGTACGCGCAGCACTCAAAGAACTGTAATTAATTTCGCTTAATGTCAAAATAATCCTTGACACCATCAAAACAAGCAGGCATTCTGAGCACATCAAAAACAAAACGGAGCAACACATGAACAACGCAGCACATTTAACCCACCGCATCCAAGAACAATTGGGCCACGAGTTTTACCGCGTCAACAACGACGGCAACGGAAACCCCCGTTACGTCATCCACTTTTTAGCCTTTGCCAACGATTACGACGAAGCCCGCAAGATTGCTAACCGTCTAGGCTTTACGGTTTACCGCGCTAGACATTTCGGCGGCGGCTTTGTGTGTCAGTCCTACAACATCGAAAACGACGCAGAACGCATCATAGCGGCCCGATTGGTGGAGGTGGCAGCATGAACTACTATCAATATTCGATCAGCAAGATCAAGACCGCCAAAACCATCGAACAATTGAGCAAGGTTGAACATTGGCTCGAAAGGATGTACAACGCGGGGGTTTTTACGGACAAAGAATTCGGGGAGTTAGATTGCAAGTTAGTCGATCACTCACTTAAACTTGAAGGGATTACAGCATGAGAAGGCACAGCACAAGCCATAAAGATTTAATGCAAGACGAATGGATGATGATAGCAGGCGCTCTGTTCTTCCTGTCGATCCTTGTGGGGTCTTTCTTCTTGTAGGTTGACCCTTTACCCTTCCCAAATTAATCGCCCCTTAAATGGGGCTTTTTTTTGCGTATTCAGCGAGTTATGATATAAAGGCCGAATATTTCAAGGCCTTATTCCTTATGGTTATATTAACGCGCTGGTTTTTCTCCGATGAATGCACGCTTGGACGCTTAGAGTTCGATGGCTTTCGATGTTGGACCGTGGAAAAGCCGTGGCTAGACAACGCTGTTAACGTCTCATGTGTGCCAGATG